GGGTTATTTCTTATTTTTCAATTTTCCCCCCAAAAGGGCGGTCGAAATGACGAAATTATTTCTATGTAAATTATTAATATTATTTACAATTTATTAACATTATTAGCTTGTACTATTATTCATTTAATGGTATAATTTAGGTATAAGAAATGGGGTGTTTATATGACAAAATTAATTATATTTAATAATAAGTTTGGTGATATTGTTCGCATAGGTTTGTATGAAAATGGTAAGTGGTTAAAATGGATTAAGAAAAAAGATTTAGATTCATTCATTGACTTAGTAGATGAAATGGAAAATCAAATCATATAGAGGTGTTATTATGTTTAAAAGATTATTTTGTAATCATGAATTAATTAGGTTTGCTTTTGTAATCCGTGACGGTAAAATGTATAAATTAAGTGAGTGCGTTCATTGCGGAAAAAGAAGAATTGAGGTAATTGTAAAATGATAAAATATATAATATTATGGATATTATTTAATTTATTTGTATTAATATTTTTATACGATAGGAAGGTAAGAAAGTAATGAGTAAAACTATAAAAATTATATTATCTGTATTAGTAACTATGTTATTAACAATAAGCTTTATGTTTATTTATAATAATACATTTACAACTTCAATAATATTTGTAATATTAGCCTTTATTTTAGTTGTATTATTGAGTGATATTTTATATTAGGGGGTTTAGTTATGATTGTTAGGGCAATAAATGATTGTTTTGAGTTAAAAAGGAATAAATGTTATGTGGCTGAAAATTATGATAAGGATTATTATATTATCACATTAGGTAGTGAAGATAGAAGGTTATTTCTTAAAAGTAGATTTATAATAGTGGATAATGGTTTAATAGGTGAACAGGGGTCTACCGGTAGCCCTAAAGGACCGGAAAGAAAAATAAATGATACAATTTATACACCAGCACATTATAAAAGAGGAATTGAAACTTGGGACTATACAGATAGTTGGGGTATGGATTTTTTAGAGGGTAACATTATAAAATATGTTACAAGATGGAGAGATAAAAACGGTATTGATGATTTAAGAAAGGCGTTAATGTACTTACAAAGATTATTAGAAAGAGAGGAAAATAAAAATGAAAATTAACATAGGCGGTAGAGGATTAGGTAAAACAAGGGAATTAATAAATAAGCTAGAGGAAGAATTAAAGCACAAAGATTCTATTATTGAGAATGAGAGATGGACAAAGGAATTTTATCATGATTGTTATAGAAGGGGATTACATGAAAATAGATGTTTTAAGAATGAAATAGACGGATTAAATAGAGTAATTGAGGAAATAGACAAAGAGAATAAGGAAATTAAAAATAAGTTTGATGGTTTATCAGAAATGTATGAAGTGAAGAAAAAAGCTAGTAATTACTGGTTTGATAGATATACATTAATACAAGAAGAATTAAACAGATTATTAATAGAAAAGAAAGAGTTAGTTAATTCAATAGAGAAACTTAAATTTGATAGAGATATGAATTTACATTCATTAGAAATTATGAAAAAAACTATTTCAGCATCAGAGGAAAGAATTGGAGAATTAGAATGGTTAAATAACGTATTTTCAACTATAATTAAAGAATGTTGTCAATCCGAGGATGAAATAATAATACAGTATTTAGATAATAAATTAAATTTGTTAATAGACCAAAATGCACCGGAGTGTATGAAAACTCTACTACAGAATTTAATTGATGAATTAAAAAGTTAATAAATTATGAACAAATTGTTAATAAAGTGTTTACAATTTGTTAACAAAGTGTTATAATAAAGTCATAGGTTTTAATGATGTTAAAACCTATGGCTTTTTAATTTTGGTAACTTCACTAGGGAATGATTAAAAGAGGATAGCATGGGTGAAACCACCTCACATTGTTCGGCTGGATTGCTACCAGCCCCCTAGTGGTTATATAAGGGGGTGTTAAAGATGGATAATGAAAACAATCAAGAAAATCAACAAGAACAGGAACAAGAAAATAAAGGGAATAATGTTAATGTTGAAACTTTAACAAGAGATTTATTAGAAAGAGATTCAGAAATAGCAAAATTAAAAAAAGAAAAAATAGAGTTAGAAAATGCCTACAAAGTTTTATATGAAAGAGGCAATTTTACTCAACAAAACGAGCAGTCAAAAGAACCTGTTAAAAAGGTATCTTATGATGATATATTAAATAGATTATAGGGGGATTTTAAAATGGCGCAAGTAGTAACAAACTCAGAAATATTAGAGCCTATGCGTGAAGACCTTGAGAAAAGAGGAATTTCACTACCGGAAAAATTAGACTCTGAGGGATTAAGAGCGGTGGCAGATATAGTCACAGAAATGCCAACAACTTTAAACTCATTTATTGAAACTCTTAGTAATAAATATGTATTACCTAGAGTTTACTCAAAGAACTTTACTAATCCGTTAAAGAAACTTAAAAGAGGATACCTAGAAAATGGTGACGGTTTAGAAATGCAATTCGTTTTTGATGCTCAAGTAAAGAACTTTACTGAACATTGGGGAGATGGTAGCACTACTCCCGAGGCTGATTTAATCAGAAAAATAAAGCCAAAGGTAGAAGTCCTGTATATTTCAACTAACTACGATAAAAAATCTAAGATTACTATCATGGTTAAAGAAATGAAAAAAGCTTTTTATACTGAAGGCGGTTTACAAAGATTAATCAACTCAATCACAACTAGTTTACAAAATGGACTAGAAAAGAATGAATTTAAAATGACAAAAAATTTAATAGGGGCGTTAATATCCGGTAAGAAATTAGATACTACTCAAGACAAAATATCAGACGACGATATTTCAAGTGAGGCTAAAAAACAAGCCGTAAAAACAATTGACATTCCAAATTATAAAACAGACCAAAAGGAATTATTAGAACAAATTAGAGCCACAGCCGGTTTAATGGAATTTCCATCAACTGAGTATAATATGGCACAAGTAGAAAACTGGGTAAATAGAGAAGATTTAGTTTTTGTTACGACTCCGGATGTTGAGGCAAAAATTGATGTTAATACACTAGCTTATGTTTTCAATCTTGATAAAGCTGAGATAGCTTATTCAATTATTCATGTCGATAAAATACCTGTCCATAAAACAGTTTTTGCAGGTAAAAAGATACTCGGTGTTTTAATGGATAAGAACTTTCTACAAATATGGGATACTTGGAATGGTGGCGGAAGTTTTTACAATCCGGAAGGACAATACACAAACCATTTTGCGAATAGAGAAGGAATTTTCGCAGGTTGTTTATACGCCCCAGTTGTTGTATTTACAACAAATGAATAACAATTAAAGAACGGTTTATCCGTTCTTTTATTCTTAGAAAGGAGTAATAAATAAATGGAAATAAATTTATGTAGTATATCTGATTTTTCTTTTGGTTCTGAGGATAAAGTTGACTTTGTAACAAGCGTATCTCAAGAATATTATTTTAGGAAAAGAACTATATATTCAATTGATGCACCGCTTAAAGCTGATGCAAATCTTTATTATATACCAGTTAATAAATCATTGATGGAATTAGAAAGAATTAACTATTGTTATTATGCTGGATTAGACCAAAAGTATTATTATTATTATGTTATGGATAGGGAGTATAAAACAGAAAACGTAACTTATTTATACATTAAATTAGATGTATTTCAAACTTATATGTTTAATTATACTTTATTACAAAGTTTCGTTGATAGATGTCATGTAAACAGGTGGACAAAAGAAGGTTATCCAACAAAAGAATATGAGCCGGAAGAAATAAATTACGGTGAAAATATCTTAAAATATCTTGATAATGTCGCTCATTTAGGTACAGGGATTGTATATGCAACTACCACACCTATAGGTAAACTGAGAACTTTACCATCCGGTGGTGAAGATGGCGGAGATGGTGATGGTTGTGGTGACTGGGAGAATGGTGTTTTATCTAATGATTGTTTTAGAATGTTAAAAGGATATGAAGGTTTTGGAATATATGAATATAGAGATAGTGGTGGTGTTTTAACCATTGGTTATGGAGTAACAAAATCAGAACCGGATATTTATAATAAGTTAAAAGCCCTTGAACCAGTTCCGGAAGAAATAGGAGCAAAAGAGGCTTATAAATTAAAAATAGAGAGATATGGTAAACCAATTGTTCAAAAAGTAAAATCGTTAGGTTGTACAACTCAACAACAGTTTGATGCACTTCTTGATTTAGCTTATAATGCTGGAACTGGTGTAATAGGAGCTAACAATAGTTTAATGAACGCTATTCGTAAAAATCCAAATGATGAAAGTTATATTAGACCAATATGGGAGAATTTTTATATAAGAGATGACCACGGTGTACCGCAAGAAGGATTAAGGGCTAGAAGAAAAGCCGAGGCGGATATTTATTTCAAAGGCATCTATGAAAAAAGACCAATATTAACGATTAAATCTAATGGTTCTTATGGTCCTGCAATTACTGAAAATAACGGTAACGGTTGGATGCCGGAGTGTCAAGCTAAGCCAGTACCTAATGGAAAATATGTTGATAATAAAGCAGGGAAAAACTGGCTAATACCTGTTCACGGTGAATTAAGCGGTTTATATCCTTCATATCCTTCCGGAAAGTTGCACAATGGATTAGATATTGCGTGTGATGTTGGAACAGATGTGAGAGCATCAAAAGATGGAGTAGTAATTGATAAGCAAATGCTAGAAACTAGTTACGGTTATCATTTAAAAATTCAACATGGAGATAGTGTTGTAATATACGCTCACAATAGTGAACTTTTAGTAAATAAAGGTGACAAAGTAAAGCAGGGACAGATAATTGCAAAATCGGGAGCAACTGGTAATGTCACCGGTCCGCATGTACATTGGGAAATAAGAAACGACAATGTTGGGGAAATTATTCAACATGGAGTAAAAACTGTTAATCCTTACCCAGAAGGAAAATTAAATGAAAAGGTGTGATTTATATGAGTATTGATAATAGGAGTGTTGACGAATGGGGTTCAAAAGTTTATGATTTACCATTTTCACTATATCTATATTATTTAAATAGTGAACTTGATTCAGATGGGACTAATTCAGCGGTTTTATCTAATATGACGGGTTTAATATCTGTCAACTATACACCGTTTTTAAATCCTAGTGATTTAGATTTATATAAAATTCCATATGACTATGAAAGGTTTGATAAAATCAATTCCGATATACCACCTCTTACTAAGGCATGTGACGTTTATAGAATATCAAATTTACATGGTGGGACTAAAAAATTAGCGGATTTTAGTGCTTATCCTATAGTTAACAAATCAATAGGTGGGGCGAGAAGTTGGGTAAATGAAAGTAAATTATTAAATTACCCATACTCAAGAATAGAGATAAATGATGGCATCAATCCCCCGCTAGTTTTAAGACCCGAACTTTGTCCATATGAGGCTGAATTGTGGGTAAAACATTCATTATCAGACCGTTGTTCATATGGGTTATATGTTAAAGGTTATAAGGGTGATTTAGGTGGAAATGTTGAGGCATTAGTTAGCGGAGATGGTACTGAACTACCTTCTACTACTAGTCAATGGGCTAACTGGATAGCAACAAGTAAAAATCAAACTACACAAAATGTTAACAATGCTATAGCACAAAGTAGATTAGGTGAACAATTTTCCGTAAGAAGTGGAGAATTAGGGATGTTAACAGATGGAATTGGAGCAATTGGTGGAGTTTTAAGTTCTGCTATGATGGGAAATGTTGGCGGAGCGGTTATGGGTGGAATACAAGGAGTAGGTCAATATTTTCAAAATAAAATGAGTATTGAACAAGCTAAAGCACAGGGACAGATGGACAGGCAACAAACAATCCAATCAGCTTTAGCACAAGCCAAAGATATGAGAACCGCACCAAACACATTAATTTCTCAAGGTTCTAATATAATGTATGGATTATTTAATAATAATAGATATATTAGACTATATAGGTTTGGAATTACAGACGAATACGCTCAAAGAATAGGGGATTATTTTGCTTTATATGGTTATAAGCAAAATAAAATGATGATACCGGATACTAGAAGTAGAATAAATTATAATTATGTTAAATTACTTCAATGTAATATTATGGCTAGTGATATACCACAATCGCATTTAGATGAATTAAAAGCTATTTACGAAAAAGGTGTTAGAATATGGCATGTTGACAACTATCCCGAGGTTATCGTGGGGGATTATTCAAAAGATAATGCCGAAAGATTTTAGAATTATAAGGAGAAAAAAGAAATGGACTTAGGGGAAATGATTACGAATTTTGGAATTATACCAGCAATATTAATAGGTGTTGCGTATGCAGGTTATCAATGGATTACTAGGGTACTTGATGAAAACAAAGAAAGAGAATTAAGACAGGAACAACAGTATAAAGAATTATTACAAGAAAGTTACAAAAGAGAAGATAAATATCAAGATATTATAAAAAATGAACTTGGTGAAGTACGTAAGGATTTAGCAAATATTATAAAAGGGGGTAAGCTAAATGAGTAGCACAACATCAGCATTTCATAATTTATTAAATGCAACCGGTCGTGAGTATATGACTGGTTGTACTACAGATTTTAACTGGTTTAGACTTTTAAACCAATACCAAACTTTAGCCATGAATAGATTTAGATGGGAAAGTTTGCCGGAAGGTGTTGAAAGTAGACATATTGAACAAGCTTTATATTTAACAGGTGTAGCAATGTTTTTTAAAGATAAGTCGGGAGTATTCCGTTGTTTACCTGCTTATGGAATAAATACACCGGATATTTACGGTGATTGGATTGACTATACAACATATGGTTTTAATGGAATAAATGAAACTAAATCAATTGATGAAGGTGTTCCAATATTTGAAAATGATGTTAAATATCCTATAGTAAACCATGTTTACCATTTTACAGAATTAATATCTGAAATTGATAAAACAATTAAGCTAAATACAAAACAACAAAGAAGACCATACATTATAAATACAACTAAAGACATGGAATTATCAGCGAAAAAATTTATGGAAATGATAGAGCGTGATGAATATGTTTTGAAAGATAAAGGATTAGGAAATAAGAGAAAAGATGATTTTATAATTGAAGTTTTGAATACAAAAGCTGAATTTTTAATTGATAAATTAAATGATGCAAAACATGAGATTGAAAGTGACTTATTAGATGTTTTAGGTATTAATAATAACTCTAATCAAGATAAAAGAGAAAGATTGTTAGTAGATGAAGTTAATATCAATAATGGTTATATATTAAATAACTTAGATGTTGCATATAAAATGAGAAAAGATGCTTGTAAAAAAATTAATGAGATGTTTGGATTAAACTTAAAAGTAATTAAAGTTAGGGATTTATTAGACCCACCACAAGAAAAAAATGAAATTGAAAATAAGGAAGGAGAACAAGATAATGGCTAAATTTACGTTGGAACTTAGAACTTTAGCAGATGACCCCAACTTTAACATTTTTGGATTTCCATACAACTTTGTTGATGAAGATTTAAAAGGGGTATTTGAACAAAGATTTATAGAGCATTTTTATTTTCATGAAATAGGTTTTGAAACTGTTAGAAGATTTCAACAAAGATTAATGGCAACTCTCAACAGAATAGCCCCTTATTATACTCAATTATATCAGACTGAATTGGCTAGTAAAAAAATTGACTTCTTGTTGAATAAAGATTTAAAAGAAACTTTTATTCGTGAGTTAGTAACAGAAAATAATAAGAACCAACTTAATGAGAATGTTAGTAATATTATTGGTTCTGATAACTCTAAGAATGAGATAGTTAATACAGAAAATAGCACCTCTTCATCAGATAATAAAGAGAGTTCTATTGATGGAGCATTAGCCCATGTAAGTGAGGGATATTTAACTAATCAAAATATAGAAAGTATTAAAGCAAATTCAAATTCTAATAATATATCTACAAATTCATCAACTAATAATAGTAATTCAAATTCAAATGGAAAATTAAAAGAAGATGAAAAAGGTAAGGAATTAGAAAAAACTGAGTTAGTATCACAGGGTAACATAGGTGTAACAAGTTCCGCAGAATTATTAGAAAAATGGAGAAGTGTTTTAATAAACATATTTGAAATGTACTTGGAAGAATGTGAACCATTATTTATGATGGTAATGTAATAAAAATTTTAGCCCACGGGGAACGTTCCTCGCCCTGCGAGGATACGCCCCGAGGGGCTTTCAAAACTGGGGCAAACTTGCCAAAATTGCCAAAATTGTAAAATCGTAAATCATAATAAATTTAGGGGGAATTTTAAAAATGTATATAGAAAATATTTTAAAAACTAGAAAATTAAGAATAGGTTTAAGAGCGGGTCATTCTCCAAACTGTTTGGGAGCAATAGGTTTAAGAAATGAACATACTACCATGATGGTATATTATAAGTATGTTAAAGAATGCTTTGAGAAATATGGTCATACTGTAATAGATTGTAATTCAACCGCTAATACTGAAAAAGCAGAAGTTTATGAGGGTATAAATAAGGCTAATAATGCAGGTGTTGATATTTTTATTTCTCTTCATATGAACTCTTATAATGGTAAAGCCTTTGGGGTTGAGTGTTTAGTTGCCAATGGTTCAAGGGTTTGGGATGTTGCTGAAAGAATATGCGAGGAATATTCAAAAATTGGTTTCTTTAATAGAGGTGTAAAGATAGGTAATCAATGGGAAATGAAAGACTTAAATGCACCTAATATAATATTTGAAACTTGTTTTTGTGATAGTCAAAAAGACATTGATATATGGTCACCTTGTCCTTATGAAACTTTAACAAGGGCTTTATGTCATGCGGTCGACCCTTCAATACCTTTAACAGATGAACCGGACTATTACCGTGTTGTTGTTCAAAGATTTAAAACAAAGGAAGATGCTGAAAAAGCAGAAAATAAAATAAAGAATGACTTAGGATTATATTGTTTTACAGAAAAGATATAAGAAAAAGAGGGGAAAATTTCCCCCTTTTAATTCCTTTTACGACAATATAAATAAATAAATTCCCTAAAATCATCCTGCGGAAGTATTTCAATTTTTCCGCAATATGTGCATTGTCCATAATCGACTATTGTCCTAGTTTTACCGTGTTTATCTTTCTCAGTATATCCAAAAACTTGAATTTCTCCGCCACATCTTGAACAATTTAAATCTTTTAAAATAAACATTTAATTCACCTCAATACTTAACTCATTATCAATATAATTTTGTAATTTTTCTCTAAAAATTTCTAAGCTTAAATTATAATACTCAATGAAAGAATCTAAATCAATATTATTATAAAAATCATTTAAAATAAAAGTATGTGCATAACAAAAATCATTACAATTATGATGAAATTGAAATATTACATTTTCATGTTCGGGGTCATTATATGATATTATTCTACAACCTTTATAGTGTTGAACATACTGATTGTTTTTACAAATATTATCAAAAACTTTCATTAATTTTAATTTATCATTTTTATTCAATTTTAAAATCCCCCTTTAAAATGTGATGAATAATACTCGAAATTATGTTTTTTAATAAGATTTCTAAATATAATATTACTTTCTATGTGTGGCACTTGTTCTCGTAAATTTAAACAAATTTGTTGACATGATATCTTTGCTTTTTCAATTCTATCATTTAAATCTACAATATCATCAGTATCGTAATAATCATGTAATCCTATGTTAAATAATTCTGTTTTCAATGAAGTATAAACATTTAATCTAACTTCTAGTAATTCAAGTTCTTTTTCAACATCAACAATCTTTTTTCTTTTCATTTTGTAAACCTCCTTAAAGGGGAATTAATCCCCTATTTTTTCAACCTCATGTTTTAAATAATACCTTAATGTCATTACAGTATCAGCAAAAACTATCCCACATTCTTCCAAACCGAAAATATATCCGTCTTTAAGTTCACATACTATTCTACCATCTTCTCTATATAATCTATGAATAACTTCCTTATCTTTTTCTTTTAAACTTATATCAGTTTCATTAATACATTCTTGAGTTTTATTTTTTTCTGATTTTTCAATTTCAGAAACTCTTTTTAATAAACTATTAATTTCATCTTGCATAATTAATAATTCTTTTTTTAATGTAAATAAAGAACCTTTATCTTTTGAAATATTTTTTAATATGTTTCTTTTAATATTTATTATTTCCTTTAATTCTTTAACTTCTTTATTTTCTTCTTTTTCTTCTTCATTTTTAAATAAATCTATGTTATTAACTTTAATGTATGCTTTAACAGATTGTAAAAATTTACCCCATTTTACTGATTTATTTATTCTCATTGAATCATATCTTTCGCCTTTCTTTTCATAGAAAACATAAAAGTCATTTTTCATTTTTTGCCCTTCTAAATAAATGTGAACTACCTTAGCACTATCCCCAGTAAGTTCAACTTTTATAACGTTTCTAGTTTCAAATTTTAATAAACTAACATCAACTATTTTCATTATTCATTACCTCCAATTAATTGATTTCCTTTAACTATATGTTATCATTAATTGGGGGTAATGTCAATACTTTTTTAAAAATTATCTTAAAGAAAAAGCACTATTTAATTTATACGGTTGTGGTTTAATTATTATTCCACCTTTAACATTTTTCTTCTTTCTACTCTGCCATATCCCTTTAACTTTTTGAGTACATTCTTTGTCATAGTAATAATGATAATCTTCCGAATCATTATCGTTAGTAAATAGTTTATTTTCATCTATAGATGAATCAATAAAATCAAATGAATTGATGTCTATTTTACTCATAATATTTCTAGGTAATCCACAACACTTAATTTCCCATTTACTATTTAATTGCAAATCTTCTTTTGATTTTATTTCATTTTCAGCATATCTCTTAGCACCTAAAAAAATTGAGTCAGAAAAATAACATTCTCTTTTCCATAATCCTAATTCACCGGTATTATTTATATCTAATTTATCGCCTTTTGCATCATCAAATCCTAATAAGTGTGCAGAATCAGTATCCGCGTATAACCAACGGTCAAAATTATTGTGTAACATATTTAATAAATCTTCTCTAGCGTAAGAAGTTATAAAAGAACCAACCGCGGTATAAATAGAACTTTCAAAATAATTAATTTCTTCACCTTCAAAATCATATTTAGATACTTCTAAAATATCATCATTCACATTTATAAATCTGAAAGAACGAACAGGATTACTTGCAAATTTACCATAACATGAATTTAATATTAACTTAGAAACTAGTCTTATAACTCCCTTATTTTCTTGTTTTATTTTATACCATTTTTCTATAAAAGATTTAAATAAACCGTGTGTTCCTTTAAAACATAAACCACCTAAATACTCTATTCCGTCAACTTCATAATTTCTAAAAAAATCTTTTAAATGCACATTAGTTAAAACTAATGTATAAGTAACATAGTTATCATATTTTTCACAATAATTACTTTCTATAAACTCACGCCCATTAAAATCTACGGAGTTTCTTAATTGTTGCATTGGTATGCCATCAGCCTTTAATTTAAAATATTTTACTCTTATTTTTTGAATGAATAAAGGATATTTATTTTTAATTTCTTCACTTAAATTATTGTAATCTCCTTCAAATCCTTTCGGTCTACCATATGGTAATAACGACCTATTCATTTTATCCGGATACATGGAATTTTCGTCATAAGTAACACCATAAATACCTAGATTACTATTTTGATTATTTACTTTTTCTCTATAATTTTCTTTTTCAAGTTTTTCCAGTAACCTTTTATTTTTCATGGTAATTCCACCGAAATAACTTTCTCTAATAAATCCATCTTGTTGAGCTGATAAAACAGGAAAAATTGCCCTAAAAATTTTCTCTTTAGATGGTCCATTTTTTCTATCAGCAAACTGTAAACTTAATTCGGAAAATATTTCAACAAATTCCTCGCATGATGGTATTTCCCCGAATTTAACAAAATTCTCGTATTCCTTTTTTAAACTTTCTTTATATTGGTTAAATGCAAAACTAGCGGAAGTCATTCGGTCAAACTTTATAACTTCACCGGATATATTTACACCTTCTTTAATCATTATTCTAATAAATTCTTTTAATGCGTATATATCCTCATAGTAATATATTTTTTCAGAATGTTGCAAAATGTGTTCTTTACCTTCTTCTCTTTCTTTGTTGTGGTCGATACCATCCTTAGAAAGTTTTAATCCACAATAACCATCAGCTAATTGTTGTAAACTGGATGGAACTAATTTTAAGCTATCTTTTAAAACAAGTTTTTTAATTACAGTTTCATATTTACCTTTGTTTATAACCCTTCTTTCATCAAAATATATTGTACATTCATAGAAAGAACCATTGGCAAAAATATAATCGAATGAGTATGGTTTTATATCCTTATTTTTATAATCCATTTCTTTAGTGATAAATAATTCTTTATTAACTGTTCCGTCACCTGTTACTTTACAACTTTTTATTTCCTCGACATCTAAAAAATGTGGAACTATTGGCTCATATCCTCTCTTTAATAACTCAATTAAAATAAAAGTTATATCAAAAGTTAAATTATGAAAATACATCTCAGAATGTAAACTAGGTAAGTTTTCTAGGTTGTCCACAAAGTCACTAATATTATTACTATGAATTAATTTATTTTTCTTATTAATTTCCATAAATCCACAAGCATATGCAAATGTAAATATCTCACCATTTTCATCAATTTTACTGGTAGTTTCCAAATCTGCTGAGTAAGTTTTTTTAGTTTTTACACAATTTTCCGGATACTCTAATTTTTCATCAAACAAAATATATTTATCAATATTTTCTTTAATTTTATTTAACTTTTCTTGATTTTCGGAAACTTCTTCTTGAGAATCTTTTAACTGTTTTTCTTTAATTTTACTTACAATATAATTAAATTGCTCGTTCACATTATTTTCATAGTAACTATAATTTAACATGTAATCTCCTACTTTCTAACTGTATAATCAGCTTTATCAAATAAATTAATCCAATTCTTTAAAGTGCTATAATAATTTTTTATTTTTACACCTGTTTTCGGGTCACTCTCTATTAAGTTAGTTAGTTTACCAAAGTGATTACGGATAGCTTCTTTAGTTGTAAATCTTGTATGTTTTATCATATTCGTTAAGTCAATTAATTCACCCTCTGAAATAACTCTATCCTCGTGTAATTGTTCAAATAAAGTAATAAAGTCTTTACCCTCAATTCTATCATTTATAGTCATTCTATTATTCTCTAATGACTCAATATCTTTCTTATATATTTTAATTAAATTATCAACATTTCCCTGTAATGTAAAGCTATTTATTAAATTTTCAAAACTTTTAAATCCTTTAACATTAATAGGTAATTGAAATGTATTTCCCTTATTACTCTGTAAAATTTCACCTTCTAATAACGCAATATCATCTGAATTAAATCCATAATCCTCAACTAATTTCTCTTTAAAAACTTTATATAATTCTTTATGTTCTGTATAAATATTTTTTAATTGCTTTACTTGTTTTTTATTTAAAAATACGTTATTTCTATTTATTACGCCTTTTTTCTCAGCGTTTTGTATTTTCATTTTGTCTATTTTTTCATATTGTTTTTGTCTTATTTCATAACCTTTTTGTTTGCTTTTAGCTTGAATTTCCTTATATTCTTGTTCTATCTTTTCTCTTTCTCTTCTAAATTTCCTATCTTTTATTACCCTGTTTTTAAAAACCTCATAAGCGTTAGGATTATTAATAATTGTATCCGGTTTATAACGACCTACTAACTTATCAAAATCCCAACCATTAACTTGATATTCTTGATAAACTCTATTATAATAACTTTTTCTAGTATTTCTATTACTCATTGTTTTTCCCCCTAAAATTTTCGTTATATTAATTATAACATTTTGTCAACAAGAAGTAAAGAAAAAAGCATGATTTTATGTCATGCTTTTTAAATAGGGTCATTAAAAGTAAATATCTGAATAGCGAATGTTTTAGCCTCTATATTACTAAAAAATACCCTACCTTGTTTATATAAAAATGTGAATACATCCATTACAGGATGGTCTACCATACTAATATGGATGTTATCCTTATTTTGATAATCAAAATCATAAAAACATTGTATATTAGATGGTTTATTAGTAATATCAACAAATAAAATATTGGTTGTTCCCTGCCATAATCTAAGATATTTATTTTCATCTATTTTACAAGTTATCACAGGGTTAAAAGTATCTTTTGTGACTTCTTTAATCTTAAAAAATTCTTTCTTTGGAATTACGTTAAACATCTCATTAGATAAGTTCTCGTTTTGTATGTTATAGTTATAAGTTCCCGACCTTTGTGTAACTCTCCCTAATCTTGATTTTGTTTGTTTTTCTGCTAAATCTTCATCAGTTGGAAATCTAGCAATCATTATTTCGTTGTTTTGTTTTACAGAAAAATCTAAAGGTGGATAACATTTCATTGCTTGAAAAACTGGATTATATGTTGTTGTTGTATTACCCAATAAAAAACAAGTTACTCTATCTTGAAATCTATCAATTGTTATTGCCAAAGTTTCCAACCTTTGATATTCTTTAGATAAATATTTTTCCCCCGCTTGTGGTGTAAATTCTTCAAAAACTATTTTAGTGACTTTAGGAAAAGCACCTGCTTTCATTACTCCCTTTCTATTTAATCCCATAAAAAATATAAATGGCTCGTTTTTATAATAAACCGCATCATGTTTATAACTTATATCATTCATAAATTCCGGAAATTCTTGAAGAATTAAATCATCCATGTAATTTTCTTTTATATCGTCAAGTTGATTTACATATCTTCTAACAACAACCGCCTGTTCTCCTTTTTCTAAAAAATCTCTAAATATATGTTTTTTAAGATTATAACTTTTCCCAGTACCCCTACCACCTAAAAAAGCATAATAAAATTTGTTTGGATACTTTTTTAAATATGGTTCTAATTCAAAATACATTTTAATCTCCTTTCTTTTAAAGGGGCTTTCGCCCCTTAATTAAGTTATTGGTTCACCATCCGGATTTGTACACTTACCATCATTACCGAATGTGTACCATTTTCCGTTTATAACCATAGTTTTATTTTTTACCATTCTTCCGTCAAATCTAAAATAATACCAATCTGAACCATCTTGAAACCAATCATTTAGTAAAAGCGGACCGCCTTTTGTTGCCCTGTAATGGTCGCCTTGATATTCAACTGTCATATTATCGCACATCATACCATTAGCCTTAATTATATATAAATTATTTCTATAATTAACAAAAGTCCAATCTAACACCATTTCACATTTTTCATTAATCCAATACCAAACAGGTTGGTCGTTGTCAGTTCCTTCTATAAATGTATTTCTTACAAGTCTACCTGCTGAATCTGCATAATAATCTACACCATGATAATTTACCCATTGACTTTGGGCAATAAATCCATTATCTTTAACAAAATAGTAATCAGATTTATATGGGTAAATACCCTTAGTAGCAATCTTACCTGTTGTATCTGTCATTTTATAAGTTCCATCCCAGTAATCTAAAAATTGTAAAGGGAATTTATATTCTTTACATGTTGGGAATATAGCACCATCAACTATTCTAAAAGAACAAAAGTCGTTGTTATCATTAGTATAAACAGAACCACCAAATTTTATACATTTTAAAGCAAAACTTTTAACTATATCTAACTTGTATAATTCAACTCTATTTATAACACCATAAGCTGGTTTTAAACTTGTGAACCAGTCATCAGAATTTCCGCCATCTGCACCATGATGAGATAATTTTAACCAATCAACTTTGCCGACTTTATCTTTTATAGCCAATTCTGTACTCTTAGCACTATCCCCCGGAAATACCGCTTTAACTCCTTTTGATTTAAGCATATAGTTTACACTCATTGCGTTTAAGTTGCTATAATCATAAAAATGTGATGCAAATAATTGAACAGTATCATTAATACCAATCTTCAATTCTTGGTCGTTAGCGATTATTTCAGTAACTCCATTATCTTTACAAGCTTTAATCATTCTCTCAAAATAACCTTTAGTATCCCACTCGGTTTCAACCTGCGGTAATCTATCAAAATCTATACCTTCTTTATATACTATAAATTTAGGTTTATATTTATTTATTATTGCAGGAGCGTTTCCAATATGGTCGCTATGATAATGAGTAATAAACAAATATTTTAATTCTTTAACTCCTATCTTATCTAATTGTTGTGATAAAGCCCCCCAGTTTGACTCCCACATGCAATCTATCATTGAAAAAGTTCCATCATCAGCTTTTATAACACTACAATCACCGTAATCAACAGCATTTTTTAACACATATATTTCAGTTGGTTGTGGTGCATTTTCTAACTTTTCAACTCTTTCAGTAATATTCTTTATAGCCTTTTTAACTTCCTCTAAAATTTCTGATTTTAAAGTTTCAATATCTGACTTAATTTCTTCTATACTATTTTGATTAGTTTCTATTAAAGACTCTAATTCCTTTAATTTTTCTTGTATATTACCGAAAATTTCTCCGTTTATAATCTCGGATATAGTTCCATCCTCTATAAACCTATCTAAACCTTTTTTTACTTCTTCCTCTAAGCCTTCATTAGTTATCCATTTCATTATTTCCCTAATAATTTCAGTATAAGTATTAACAAATTCTATACATTCATTAACACCCTTAAAGACATTGCATATTAGTTCCTGCCAAGTTAAACCATCCCAGTCATAAGCTGAACGAGGAGAACAACAACTAATTTTTACATTATCTAATTTATCAATGAAATTTTTCATCTTTTTCCCTCCACATTTAATAATAATAAAAGGGGCTAAGCCCCTTAATTCCTATATTTCTCCTACTGTTAACCAATATACACCCATTCCATTTTGTGGTTGTCCCACACAGGCAACGTTAAATCCAGTAGTTTCAATGACACCTAAATAAATGTCGTGATAATCTTCTCTCCAATATGGGGATATTTGAACATTATAATTACCGTTTTTATATGGTCTATTAAGATTTATCTTTTCCCAAGTATCTCCCTTAGTGATAGCATAATACCCCCATTGTATCAGTATTTTTTCACCTAATACAATTGAGCCTAATAAACCATCTCTATCAGTTTGAACATCAGATAAACCACTAGGACCTTGAGGACCTACCGGACCTCTCGGACCGGCTGGACCTTGAATATTACCTAAATCTACCTTAGACATTATTCAGTCAATTCCTCCATGTATAAGTGACCGCCCTCAACAGTAAATTTTAATTTCGGTGTATCCCCTTTGTCACCTTTTGCACCTGCTGGACCTGCTGGACCTGCTGGACCTTGTAAACCTCTTTCACCCGCTGGACCTGCTGGACCTACTGGACCTCTTTCACCTGCTGGACCTGCTGGACCGGCATCACCTTTTGCACCTGCTGGACCTGCTGGACCTGCTGGACCTGTTGCACCTGCTGGACCTTGTGGACCTGCTGGACCTATTACACTCCCTAAATCAATCTTTTTTCCTGCCATTTTACTCTCCCCCTATTCCAGTCACATATAAATGACCATCTTCTCCTATTTCAAAATTAATATTTTCAACAACTCCATTTTTACCCGCTGGACCTTCCGGACCTGCTGGACCTGCTGGACCTGCTGGACCTATTGGACCTATTGGACCTCTAGGACCTGTATCTCCTTTTTTTCCTTGTTCACCTTTTTCCCCTCGAGGACCGGCAACACCTATAAATGGTCGTAAAAAACTCAAAGCTTTACACCCCCTTTACGGTAAATTGTTTGGAATTAACAACATATTCACTCATAGAATTATCATCATATGTCATAAAAACTCTATAATCATAAATTCCTTTAGGTAAATTTAAAGTTTCCTGTTCTGTTAACTCCAAAAATAAAAGCCCTCTATCAACTATATTAGACTTTTTAGAGAAAATAATTTCATCACCTAAAAATAATTCAAGCCTTAATTCTTCGCTACCTATAAAACTATATGGATTACTGCCAAAGAAAAGGCAACCACTATCCCCTTGAGTTACCTCAATATTTAGATGATAGTCAACTTTTAACAACTTATCACCACCTTTATATGTTAACAAATTATTAATTTTGTTAACACTTTGTTCACATATTGGTTAAATAAAAAAGGGGATACACCCCTTTAATATTATTCAGTTTCTAATTCTTCTTTAACCTCTTCTTTTGGTTCATCTACTAGTTGGATAACAAATCTCTTTGGAGTTTCCATCTTTTGATATTTAACACCTAAGAAGTTTAATTTTTGCTCTACCTTTGGCATATATTCCATATCTGATGGATTAGTCTTTGAATATTCCCTAACTCCATCATGTGCTAGTAAAGCGACCTTTCTGTTTACTGTTCTTTCTTCATCTAATAATGATAATAATATTTCATTAACCATTTTTCATTCCTCCCGAATTATAGAATTTTTAACCAAAAATAATCATTATTATATTTCTTATTATGAAGTTGTTCAACTTCTACAGAAATATGATTATTTTTTATTTCTTCTTTCATTTCCTTAAAGTTTCCATCTGCGACACCTAAGAAAAAGTTTGATATTGGTGCATTAGCATATACAAAGTTTTTTGGATATTCTTCAAATCCTAATACTACTACAGACTTTAACTCACCTGTGAATTTATCAGTAATATTCTTAACCACATCAACATTACTAAGTGTTAATTTCTTACCTAATAAATCATTAATTTTTAATGCCTCTCTACCTTCAAATAGTTCGCATCCTTGTTGTTCTTCTTTTAATTTGTTTAAAAATTTAGTCATTTTAAATTCCCCCATTTTATTAAATATTTTTGTACAAGATATTGTATTTTACTTATCAAGCGGTATCCCCTTGACACTTATAATTATACTAAATAATCAACCTATTGTCAACAACTTTTTATCAATTTAAATAAAAATTTTTAAAGAAATAATTTCGTCATTTCGACCGCCCTTTTGGGGGGAAAATTGAAAAATAAGAAATAACCC